TGAATTTGCTGAACCACCAAAATTTAATCTCATATTAAAACTTCCTGAAGTCGCTGAAGGATAAAAGTTATTTATTAAAAACTTATAATTTTTATAAGTTGCTGAAAAATAACCATCAACAGAAAGTGTACTAGCACTTCCTGAAGCAGTCACAGTTGCAAGTTTAACATAGTCAGAAGATATTGTTCCCCATTCAGGAGCATTAGCACTACTATTCATTTTAAGTGCTTGTCCTGCAGTTCCTTTAGCTAGTCTTTGTAGACCAGAGCCATCTCTATATAAAATGTCACCTTGAGTTGTTAATGTTGTGCCAACGTCTGTTCCGTTAGTTCCTGCTTGTGACATCACGTCCCAATAAGTACCGTTGGTAGGAAGGTTACCTGTACTTGCTAGTTTGCAAATGTATGAAGAACCACTATAGCTTACAACGTCATCAACGACATAAGCTGTTCCCCCTGCATAAGTTCCCTTCCAATTGAACTTAATGTTTCCTAGATTAATTGTAGCCATATATTTTTCTCCTTTTTATTATATTGTAGCTATTAGTTTGCCATTTGAGATTGACCAAGTCATTCCACTTGCACCAAACATTACATCTTCGAAACTGGCATAAGTTGATTCCGAGATATTATCTGCACCTTCATTAGTTGTTGTAACTATTAATTGTCCAGACCCATTTTTTTCAAATCCATAAACTTCTGGCGAACTTGCGTTAGCAAATTCTAAAGCGTTTCCTGCACCATTAACGACAAGTGCTTGTCCTGCACTTCCTAAGCTTCCTACTCCTGTTCCACCTCTAGCAGTTGGTAGTATTCCTGAAGTAATTGCTGACGCTGCGATTGACGCTACTGAAAATGTTCCGTATGCGACTATATCTACAACATCACCTGCTGCTAACGCATTAGCGAAAACTACAGAAGTTCCTGAAGATACTGTTACGTCACCTGTATATGAACCTGAAGAATTTGATAATCTAACTCCATTTAAATATACATCTATAAATCCTGCGTCATATGCTAAGGTTGCACCTTTTGCGTCTGCACCTGATACTGTAGTAGGTGTTCCTGTAATATTATAAGTATATCTTTGTGCTGTTCCGTTTACTGTTGAACCTGCTGCAGCCCAACCACTTGATTTGTAAACTTTAAGTTCATTTTGCGAAGTATCAAAATAAAGGTCTCCGACATCTAAACTTGTTGTTGGTGCTGAACCTGCAACTCTATAAACATCAGCAAAGTTTTGTACTGATGATAAATTGTTACTTACATTTGTAACTGCTGCATGAGCGTTAGCTAAATTAGTTAAATTTGTAATTCCTGCTAAAGTGTTTACATTAGCAATAGCATTTCCAACTGTATTAACATTAGCAATGTTAGTTGCTACTGTATCAATTTCACTTGTAGCTTCATTTAAATCATCTGCAACAGTAACTACTTCTGAAACAGCTTCAGCTAAATCATCTGCTACTGCAATTACTTTTGTAATATTTGTTGCTACTGTATTTACTGAACCAATATTTGTTGCTACTGTTCCAATATCAGTTGCGTCTCCTGCTACTGCTGTAACATTAGCTGAAATTCCTGCTACTGTTGTTACATCACTTGCTATTCCTGCAACTGTAGTTATGTTTGGTATGTTTGTTGAAATATAACTTTTGTTAACAACGTCACCATTATCTACTGGGTCAGCTATATTTTTAATTCTTTTACTTTGAGCGTCCCATTGAAAATCTGCTGTGTCTAATTTAATTCTGTCATTTGCGTCATCAATAGCTTCTTGAGACATAAAGAAACCTTGATTAGAGTCCGTGTCTAAATCATTTTCTGTTAGAACTGAACCTGCTGCATAGTCAACTAATCTTGAAGTTTGACTTGTTGTTCTTCTAATCTCGATTGAACTTAAATTGGCAGGGGCAGAATTGAAAGTTATCTGAGTTCCTGCACCGTTAAAAGTGAAAGCAGTTGTAGCTACACCATTAATAGTAACTGAAATATCAGCTTGGTCTCTATAAGAGAAACTTACTGCGTATTGAGTAGTATTTCCGTTACCTGTATATCTCACAAATGAGTTAGCCATTTTACTCCTTTTCTTATATTCCTTCTAATATGGGTACTTATTGTTGTCTTTCTTCAGGGAATTTCCCTGCTAAAGCCTTTAAAATGTTTTGTACACCGATTAAATTGTAGTATGGCAATATACCAATTGCTTTATTTGCGTCCCCACTAGAAAATTGTCTATTGGGATTAAAGGTAGATTGCGAAATTGCCTTTATTGTAGGCATTAATTTTTGGAAAATAAATGAATAAGTAGGATTTCCTGTAATAATATTACTATCTAATCCACTTGTTCTATATCCAAATATAGGTACATCTGTATATAATGAACCTACTAAGTTTGCACCAATTGGCATTAAAGACGCAAAGGCTGCTCTTTGAAAAGCTGCTTTAGCAATAACGTCAGGTGCTAATCTAGTTTCTAAAAATTCTTCTTTGTTTGGGTGCAGTTGTGCTTGAATAGACATCTGTGCTGTGTACATCATTCCAGCCCAAATCATTGAGTTCATAAATGAGTCGAACACAATAGCGTCTCTCATTTTTAAACCATATAAAAATTGTTTAGCCCATGAAGTAAACATAAAGCTTCTAAACTGATAAGCTATTTGTCCTAAGTGACCACTAGCGTCCATTCCATATTCTTTTAAAAATCCGAAATAAGCTTTCTCTCCAATGTCAGCTTGTTGTACAACTCTATGTGCTAATCTTCTCATAGCCATAATGTAAGCTGCTCTAGTTTCTAAAGCCCACTTATCAAAATTTGCTAAAGCAATTCTAGTTCCTAATTCGCCTTTAGTCCATTTAGTATGTTTTGCAAATTCTTTATTAATTCTTTCTAACATCTGAGGACTAATTCCTAAGTCGTCCATTCTTAACTGCATACCTTCTTTAGTCATTCTATTTTTTCTTGCAGTTATTAATTTTGCAAAAGGGTGTTCACCTTTTCCTAAAGCAAAACTAGCCCACTTATGTGTAAACTCTGAAACTGTAAATACTTGCATAGATGAAGTTGTTCCAAATTGTCCTGACCAAGTATTTGTAAATCTATTTCCTCTATCTAACCAATTCTCAGCTTTACTAATTGCATTTGGATTTACTCCTGAACCAAAGTCATCTATTCTGTTTGTAACCTGTTGTAAAAGTTTATGGTTACCAACATAACCTACAGTTCTATCTATCTCTTCTATAAATCTATTTTCTTTTTCACCGTTAGCTACACGTTTCATTACACGTCTAAATTCAGGAACGTGTTTCATAGTGTATCTCCAACCAAGTAATCCTGTAACGTTACCCATTTCAGCCATGTTAGCAAAACCTACTTGGTTCATAACTCTTGAGTAATTTAATTTTCTTATAAATCTTCCTATCGTTGGTGCTAGTCCACCTGGATTTTCAGCTAAAGGTCTTCCTTTAATAAAAGAGTAAACCATATCCATAGCTTGAATCTCATTGTTCATTTGCCATTCATTCCATTTACCTCTTAACCCAGATTTATTTAAATTAGGAGAGTTTGCATAGTCATCTAAAACTTGTTGTCTTAATCTAGTCCAGTCTCCTCTAGATTTAATTCCTTTTGAAGCTAAAGCTATATCACCTGTAACTGCATGAAGATAATTTAGAAATAATACTTCACCATTGTTTTCTAATAAATCAGAAAAATTCATTTTGCCATCAGTATATCCTTCATCAAATTTAATTCTTCTTTTTAAATAAGACGCACTTCCGGCACTTCCTGCTGGAACTTTGAATAAACTATTTACAATACTATCAATTTCACTTTCATCTAATCCGTGGTCTGCTAAAGTTCTTCTAAACATTTCTCTTTTTTGCATAGAAGTAACAATAAAGTCTAAATTAATTCCACCTCTAGTCATTCCTGATTTTTGAACAATTGTAACTAAATTTTCAGCAATAACCATTTTTTGTGCATTAGTTAAGGGTTTAGATTTTACACCTCTAACCATAGTATCTTGCATAGCATTAACTAAGAAAGTTTTTAGATATTGCAATCCGTTAGGTTGCTCTAAAACTTTTTGCATTTTTGTTGGGCTGTATTTTCT